GTTATATACAGAATTAGCAACGTTAACAGTGTAACTAGTTCCACTATGTGTAAATGTACTAGTCTCGTGTACATATGCTTTATTTTCTTGAAGCCAATATTTTTGCCAAGGGTTTACAAACAATGTGCCTAATTTAGCATTAGATATTGTGCATGGAGCGCTATTAAGAGTAGTTAACACAGAATCGACTTCATCATAGTCGACAGTCATTACATTTCCTTTTAGAGTTGGAAAGTCTTCAAAATAGTCACCATCATCAATATACTTAATAAATTTTCTAATGTTTTGTTTGCCATTTTGAAATAGCGTAGCAAATCTTAAAGCTTCAGCTATATCTTGTCCTTGAGTAATAGCTTTTACAACAGTTTCTGCAGAAGCTTTTTTATCAGGGTCTGCAAATAAAGCTTGGTTATGTATTTCAAATAGTTCTACATCATCACTATCTGTTTCACCATCTTCATATCCTAATAGATTAGCAACAGGAGATAGTACTACATCTATAACACCTACTACAGCATCGACAATAGTATCTACAACATCAACGATTGCATCGACAATGTCTTCAATAGCATCTTCAATTACATCACATAAACCCATTTTTAATTAGCTAAAGGATTATCAAGGCTTTGTTGTATGCGTTTCATTAAGTCTTCTTTAGTATTATCGACTTTAATTTCAAACCTATCTAACTTAGTATCGTAATTAGTAAGTTTAGTATCTACAGATTGTAACTTTGTATCTACTTTAGATTCAAGATTCCACTGACTGTTGCGTAAATCAGTCATATCTTTTTTAAGTTCTATTTTAATTGCATTAGCATGTTCTTCAATACGTAATACATCAGCAGAAGTCTTTGCCATAGAAGCACTAATGTCTCCTAAGTCCAAATTTGCTAATGCTTCGACTTTTTGATATAAAAGAAAGCCTCCATACAATGAACCTAAAATTGTAGAAATTAGAGCAAACAGTGCCATAATACTAGCCCAACTAAATCTAAAGCCTTTTACTTTGACTTGTTTAGTACGTAAGTCTTCAACTTCTTTAATTTTCTTTTCTAAATCATCCATTAGTTATCAAACTCCGTATTTGTTTGTAGAGCTTTTAATAATTCTATCTCTTGTCGTAACTTTTGTACTTCTAGTCTTCTACGTTGTAATTCTAACTGATACAGTGTGTTACAGTTAATTCTTTCTTTTGGCGCATCCAACGGTATTATTATTCTAGCATAAATACCTAAGTCTTTTGTTTGTGGGTTAAGAGGGTCTTCTTTACCAAGTATAGGAGCAACTGCATTATTAACAATACCTGTCAAGCCAAATTCAAAATTTGTTGAACCGCCAATAGAATTAGTACAGTCCAGATCTCCTGCTTTAATTCTATCCGTACCGTGACTACTACCACCACTAGGGAGTTGTAAGTTTAGAGAAGTACTATTAGCTATTACTTGTGAACAACTCAACATCAATAATAAAAAACTTATTTGAATTTTGAGCATATTCTTGTAGCTAGCAATGTTTGACTTTCACTGCTACTCCTTAGTTTAGACAAAGAACATATATACCTTGCTCTTTTTATATTGTTTTCTGTAATGTAAACATCAAACTTTACTTCTTTTAAATATTCAAGAGGAATGATTCGGTATGCTGTAACAAACGGAATTGGTTTCCAATCGTCAGAAAATAGCCCTATTTCATAGTACCGTACATCTTCTCTTGAGTTCCAAAGCCTCATAGTTGTTTTCTTTACATCATCTACACCTGATATCTCCCACTTTGGATAGGTAGGTGTCATTTCGTGGCTTAACACTGCTCCGCTCAGCAGTAAACATAATATTACTGCGCCACGCATTCAGCTAATACTACAGCTTTATATGCACCACCTGGGAAAGCTCTGTTACCGCCATACACAGCTACTGACGTTGACTGTAGCCAAACACTACCTGCCACGCTAAGTGCATACTGTCGCATTGCACCAGTTGTAGTTGATGCTGCTTGGTATCCTGACATACCACTTTCACCTGTAGCCTTTACAGACACAGCTCCAGTCCACGTCACATTGTCTGACAATGATGGACTTGAGCTAAAGCTAGTAGGATATGTCACCTGTGCGTAATAGGCATTTGCTAGTGTTGTATCAAATCTTATAACTGGTACTTGACCTGCACTGGCAGGGTCTGTTGTTAAAGTATAAGCGTTGGGGTTACCATATATTCCTGGTACAGTAGTTGCTACAGTACATCTGCTTTCAACACTTCCATCGATATCTGCTGCTAATATTGGAGTTGCTGCCATTATTAGACCAAATATTATTAGTAATTTTTTCATTGGTATTGCTCCTCTATCATAGTATTCATAAGTTTATCTTGTCCTAGACTCCTTAAAGCTTTTCTATTATCCACTATATCTTTATCTTTTAAAACAATAGATTCTCGGTATATCTTACCTGGAATAGTTGCAACATAATATGTATTAATATTTGTTGCTTGATTTATAACCTGTAATAATGCAGCTTGTGATACTTCATTTGCAATAGTAAGTGCATTTTCTGTAGCAGCTAAAAGAGATTCCATGTTTTCTTTATCTTCTGCTTCGTCTTCGTCTTCTTTAGCTTCTTCTTCTTCTTCTAATAACTCTTTATCAGTTTCTGTTTGTGCAAGCTGAACTGATTCATCTTGTAACGCATCATAATCTGGTATTTCAGGCAATTTAGGTGGTTCAGGTTTTTTATAACCTGGGCAATTAGGGTCACTCTGTGGATCAAAACAAGGGTCAAATCTATATATGTATCTAACATCTGCATTTTCTATACTGCCTGTGCCTTCTTGTTTAAGTCTGCCATCACCAAATACTGCAATAGGTGTATATGGTAAAGCAATTGTTCTTCTGACTTCTACACCACCTTCTCTTTGTGACCAATCTTGTACATCTTGAAATACATAACCACCACCTACTTTATCGTTTTCAAGCGTTACAATGTAATCATCTTCTTTAACTTTAATAGGTGTGTACTTATAGGTTACTCCTGAGATATCCATTCCGCCAATAGCATTAGTACCTAAATAAATAGGAGTCATCGACCACTGTAAGCCGTTAATTGCTGCGTTAGGTGTGTAGCCGAATGTGTAGCTAAAAGAAGATAAAGGCAGCAGCAGCAGTACCCATAATGCTGAGAACCTTATCACGCTTTTCTTGTGCAGTAATTTCATCTTCATCCTCTGGCATAGGTATTAGGTCAGTTCTAACCTCCCATGCAGCTTTGGCTTCATTGCCTATTAAGCCATCTATTGGACAAGGAGTTCCTGCATCCATCATAGCTTGCCATACATCTTTATCTTGGCACATTATTGATACTGCGGCTACTTTCATACCCATATCATATAATCTACCTGCTTTTTTTAATCTAAGACAGTTCTCTTCAGTATAAGTAGCACCTAAGCTTAAAGATAATATCTGTGTGCCTAAAGCACCACTAGAAGATATCGTACACAAATCTGAATTGTTACCACCTACATTAGGAGATATAGCTGAAGGTGGTGGAGACTTAACTGTAGTCTCATTTGTACCTGTAGTTGTTACAGTAGACGTAGTATTTTGTGTTATTGAACTTTCATCTACTGCCATTACAGGCAATACAAAGATAATCCAAAAACACGCAACAATACCTGAAGCTATGACATTGTTGCGCAATCTGTTAGACATGATTACCCTGTAGGTTCTGCGTTAGTAATTTGAGCATTTAGATCAGTTCCTACTCCTCCAGAGTTAAGAGCAGTAACTGTTGTTACTGGTGTACCAGCTACATTAACATTAATAGCCCAAGCATCTAATAAAGTTTTAAGATACTTCTGGTCAGCATTCCACTTAAATCCTTTAGCTTGTTCAGCTTTTAATGTAATGTCTTTACCCATTACACTATTAGCATTAGGTGTAGTGTTACCTGTTACAAGAGTTTGAGCAAATTCAGTTGTTTGTTTCTGTGTTAACAAAGCAACTTCTGCATTTGTTTTCTCTTGTCCTATTGTATATGCTACTGATTGTTGTAATGCTGATTGCATTGCTCCCAAGTAAACTGTTGCAAAATCTGTACCTGTTATTCTACCTAACTGATATTGTGCTTCTAAATGTGTAGTAACAGCTTCCATTAAATCATCAAATACACCAGTACCTGTGACTACGTTATTAGTAACTGTTAAGCCACTACCTTGTGTTAAGTTTGCTTGGGTTAATGCCATAATATTATCCTACTGATCCTGTTGCTTTTTGTTTAACACGTAACTTGTCAATTTCTTCTGGTGTTAATGGAGGTAATACTTCAACATTGTATGCTTTAATATTTTTAGGCTCCATAACTTCTTGACCATTACGAGTTGTTCTTGCAAAGATTTGGCATTCTGCTGATTTAAGATGATTATATAAAATCTTAGGTATATGCCAACCTTCATCATTGTTATACGGAATATATTTTTTAACAGCTTGACCACCATTAATAACATTACTACCTACTGTAAATATATCACCTACAGCATCTACTTTTAATGGATCATTTGGTCTAACTACAACTCTAATTAAACTTAATCCTTCTGCAGCTTGTAAACCTTCTAACTCAATGCCGTTATAAGTGTAATTATCTATCATATCATCAGTAAGAATAGTAACTCCCATTTCAGCAGCTATTTCTTCATCTGTTTTAGCAGTTGATTGTTTTGTATTCATAGTTATATTTATCTCATCGCTATTATTAATATCTTCTAGTGCTTGCACTAACTTTTCTCTTTTACTGTTAAAGTGCATATTTACACCGTGATTACGTAACTCATCACTAATTTGTTTGGATGTCATTTCGTCTATGTTCATAATATCTCCTATATTAAGTCTTCCCCACATACGCAGTATGTGAGGAAGACAAGCTTAATTAAGCTTTTTTACACCAAATGATTCCTAGACGCTCAGGACGTAGAGCCATGAACCCATAGTACCACTTGATTGAGTAAAAACCCTTTTCACCGTAAGGGTCGTTCACGTCAGCAGTTTCTTTACCTGGCTTCTTGTGAGTAGTAGTGAACTTAAGGCTCTTACCATCAGTTTGGAAACCGATAGTAGTAAATGAACCGTCACCTACACAAAGCATAGGGTAAATGTCTGCATTAGATGCACCCGCACCTGAATCATACTGCATTTCAGGAACTACAACAAAACGGAACTGGTCTACTGAACCAATTTCACCGTTAAGGATTGTAGAAGCGTCAGCATATTTTTCTACACCAACAAATCCTGAACCAACACCTGAACCAGATATATCAGTCATCTTACGTACCATTGGAATCAAATCTGGACCAATGTACATAACACGTCCACCGTTAACAGTTTTAGTATCTGTCATACGAGAACCTGAAATAATCTTAGTTTGCTTAGGTGTCTTGTTGTTATCTAGCGCAATAGACAATGTCATCAAGTCATTGTAAGTTGCTACAGCATTAACGTTAGCTTTTGCTGCTCCACCAATGAAATAAGCAGTACCGCTAGAAGTAGCAGTATTGATTAGATCTTTCTGCAATTGTGCTTCAGTCATTTCTGTTGCACCAACCATCATTTCTTCAGTGATGTGAGACAACAACTCAGAGTCTGAATCAAAATCTAGAGACTCTTGAGTGTACTCAGTGAAGAAACCTTGCTTGATAAGTGAACCAGTAATTTGTGTACGCTTGAAACCTACACGGTTAACTCTTCCACCATTCTCAGTTAATGCTGGTAGACGATCAGCGATTACACCAACATCTTTTGATGAACCGTAAAGGTTACCATACATTTGCTTAGTACTACCACCAGTACCAGCTGCAGTAGTTGCATTAGCCTGAGTTGCATAAAAACCAGCATGAGTTGCAGTTGCTGCTGTATAACCAGTACCACCTGATTGTAATGTACCTGCAGCATTCCAAGCCATGAACTTAGTGCTAGTTTGAATCAGACCGTCAGCATCAATACCTTGGTCTGTTGTATTCAAATCATCTAGTAATGGTTGATATACATCTTGCTTGATTGTCTTACCGTGATGCTTAGGCATAGCCCTAACATCTGCCAATGGCATAAAGTACTGAATGTCACGTACTTTAATGAGCGCTTTTTTAAAATAAAAGTCAGTGCGCGCTTGTGCACCTACATTACTGGCGCCATTAGCGCCTGTGCCGTATTCTAAAGCCATATTATTCTCCTATAGCTGTATATTAAAAGAGAAAGACTATACATCGGCTAACTTCATAAATTCTTCATCAGTCATACCTAAATAATTAGTTCCAGCTGATTCAGTTTTGCCTGCAGTCTTTCTTGTTCCTGCTGCAGCTTTACGTTTTTGTTTTACAACAGCAGGGTCCTGTGCTTTAGCCTTTGGTACAGATGCAGGTGGAGGAGTATTAACTTCTTCATTTGGAGAAACTATTTCACCACGTTGTGCAAGCATATCAGCTACTTGTCTATAAGCTTCAATGTCAGATACATTTAATCTTCCTAATGCACGTTCAGTATCAATAACTGATTGAACTTTATCAAAAACACCATTGTAAATGTGTTCATTAATAACACCAATTATTTCAGGATTGTTTGAAATTACCTCTCTACTTTCAGTATCCCACTCTTTACCTACAATACGAATGGTTTTATCAAAAGAAGGAGTTTGTTTAATTTCATCAAGTACTTGATTTAATTGGAACTCTCTATCACTTATTGCATAATTACCTGGTTTATAGTTTACTTCTTCACTTGTATCTATATCTAACGGATCAATACCACTGTCTTTTACAAGTTGTAGTATTGCTTTAGGGTCTTTTTTAGAAAGATCGATTAAATTGTTAAGTTTACTTTGATCTAACAATCCTTCTTTTTCTAACATGTTTACTATCTTAAGATTAGGACTTAGTCTTTTCATCTTATTATGATAGTCAGCCCCTTTTTGCATTAAAGCTATTGCATCATCAACATTATCGACTTGCATCATTCTTTTACTAGCTTTAAAAGGTGACATTATCCGTTTATATGCTGCTTCGTAATCAATTTCAGCTTGAGAAGTATCTTTCTCGTTTTTAGCTGTATTGGTATCTTCAGTTGCATCTGTATCTTCAGACTCTGCTTCTACAGTATCTTCTAATGTTTCGTCCTCTAGTTGAGTATCCTCTTCTAGGTCAGCTACTTCATCTTCTAATATCTCTTCATCAGATTCTTCCGTATTACTTTCAGACTCATCAGTTTCCTCATAAGGGTCGACCTCATCAGGAGTTACTTCTTCATCTTCACTTGTTACTTCTTCAGAAGTTTGCTCTTCTTCAGGAGTATCAATTTTTTCAGTCTCTTCTTGAGCTTCTGCTTCTTCAGCTGCCATTAATTCAGCTTCAAGTTGACTTAAATCTTGTTTTAGGAATTCTTCGTCATCCATTCCTAGAGGACTATTTACTTCAGCCATTGCTTAAGTCCTCCTGTAATATTTGAGTTCTAGCATCTTCATCTTCTTTATAAGCTTGTTCTGCTTGTGTACCTCTAGTCAGTACACTATCAAAGAAATTACTTAATGCTCCAATTCCATATATCATATTATCTATAACAGCTTGTTGTTCTTTATTTAAAGAACTGGCTTTTGCCATAACTAATCTAGCTGCTTCTTCTTTGAAATAGTAATCTAATATAACTTTTTTAAATTCTCTATTTTTAAAAAGTTTTACGCAACTATTTTTGACTTCAATAAAATGCTTAGCTTGCTGCATATTATCTTCTAACTCTTGTAATTGTTCTTCTGTGCTCATCGTGTGTCCTCATATTGAGATAAAAACAAAGTAGTAAACTTCTCCTTTTTCGCGATTATATCACTCTTTTTTCAAAATTACTCCTTATTCGACATTGATTCAGTCAATATTGCATCTGCAAATTTGTTATCAATGTTATTTTGTTGATCTACATTTTTCATATTTTCTTCATGTTGTCTGCCAACTCCAGACTCTTGTTCAACAAAATTTAGGTCATCTAAATCAGATTTACTATTTAAGTTTCTAGATTTAGATATTTCTGTTTGTGTCTTAGCTTTCTTGTATTCTACATCTACTGCATTCTCAGCTGCTTTCGCACTTTCATTTTGTATTTGAGCTTGTAATAACTGTAATTCAAGTTGTGCTTTTTGCTCAGCCATTGGATTAGGTTGCGGCTTATATTCTTTAATTTGCTGAGCTAAATCAGGCATTTTACGTAATCTGGCTATATCAGCTAAAATTATCTGTGACATAGATGAATCCATATTATTACCCATTGTTTGCAACATAAAAGATAACTCTTGTGCTTTTTCATTATCAGCTTCAGCTGTAGATATATTTAATTTAATATCATACATACCACCTAAGTCTTCACGATTAATAGCAACAAACTTATCATTAGTTACTCTAATAATTTCTTCATCTGATAAAAACTCAGCATTCATAGATATAATTTTACGACCAATTTGATTAATACCATCTGCTAATCTTCTAAGTATTCCTAACTCACGTTTAGACGCTGCATCTAATGCACTTCTAATACCAGTAGCTGTATTACCTAATGCTGCTCCACTAATACCACTATTAAATGCTTTAACGCCTGTTAAAGACTCAGCTTCATTGTTTTGAAGATTAAGCATGTTAAGAGCACTATTAGGTATTTCAGGATAAGTATCCATATGGAATGCTTGTCTAGGGTCTACATTAGAATTAAACTTATAATCAGCTCCTTGCTCAAACTTACGAGCATTAGTAACATCTAATGCATCTTTACGAATACCCATTTGACCATTAGCAGACCTACCAATAATATCAATCATACCTCGTGTTACAGCACCAATAATCTTTTGATTATCTTCTAATAATGCACCATCAGGCTCTCCGTATATATGTCTACGTACAGGTAGATACTGAACTGCTACAAAAGGTAGTTTTTTATCAGGAAAAGGGTTTTCTTCCATTCTAATTAATACATCACCTACCCACGTAGCAATAAATGGTTCTACTTCACCAGTATCATTAATATCCCAGTATCCCCAATATTCATAAACAATAATCTTTTTACGTGGATCATCTTTAAATTTAAAATTAGTTTCGTCTTCTAAGTTATGATCTGGTTGTGCTAATGGTGCAGCATTTTCTAAAATAACATGTTCTAAATTTGAATATCTACCGTCTTTTTTAAGTTCAGCCATTGATGTTTCAAAACTATAAATAACAAAATTAGCTTTATCTAAGTTACCTAAACAAGTAGGGTCAATGATTACGTTGTTATAATCACATACTTCTAATTCAGGTTGATTCTTAATAATTTTAACTTCTTCTTCAATATGAGAACCAACTTGCATTGGCATAACAGGAATATTATTTTCCATTGTAAGCCTATGTGCTTCTTTCATTTCTGGAGATACTTCAGATTCAAATTTTTGTGGATCTTGCTCCATCATTTGATGCAACTGTTGATGCATTTGTGCAGATTCAGGACTGTCTTGATATTCAAAATCAGGAACTTCAACTTCTATAATTTCATCTTCATATTCCCAACCTACTTTTACAATAGTAGTACCTTCATCTACAGCAGTACGAACATATTCGTCAATAAAAGCAGTTTTATCTAATTTACAATTAACTTGATAATTTAATAATAATTGATTTTGTATAGCAGACTCTTTATCTTCAAAAGTCATTGGAGACGTATTAAATAAATCATCTGTAGATAAAAATGGTTCACTTAATGAAGCATAACGCCATTCAGCTTGTTTTCTAATAAGTTTAGGTACAATTTTTGATCTACCTTTTTTATTATTAATTGTTTGCTCACCATTTAAAGCGCTTAACCAATTATCAACATCTAATACGTGCGATGTATGTGATGACTGAGCTTCGTCATAATCAGCTTTAAGTTCTAATAAGTCAGGTGGATTTTTCCAATCTACAAGCTTTTTTGGTTCACTTAAATCTACATCTAAATCATGTTGTTTTGCCATTATGCTTCTTCCTCAAATTGTCCATTATTATATCGTTTAACTTTATAAATGATATGGTTCTCAAACTCTATTGGAGTTGTATCAATATATTTAAAGTAACCCTTATCATTATCTGCAAAACTTACATAAAGATCATCATTAATAATAATTTCATTAAAAAAGTATTTTAATAATTTTGCAAAATTCTTTCTATCTTTGAAATTATCTCCAATTGCTATTGTTAAAGCTAGATACCCATTAATACGTTTATCATGCCTATAGTATAGATAAGCATTGCCATTTTGTAAAACTGTGCATCTATGAAATTTAATATCCATTATTTATTAAATGTAAAAAGTTTTCTAATTGCTGCCATATTAAATTCTTTTTGTTCAGGTTTTTTTACAAACTGTGGTAATACACCACCATCTTTACCCCATGTTTGCATTGCTTTTTCATATCCAGCATCTGTTTTCCAAAATTCAGATTTTTCATCAGCATCATAATATCCTTGTTTTTTACCTTGATTATCTAAAGGACGTTTAAATCCAGGCATTGGTCCATAATCAACTTTTACATCTTTTAATAACATAACTGATTCTTTTGGTTTCATATCACCTTTATAAGTAAATACAGGTTTAACACTAGCTGCTAATTTTTTATCTTTTAGTTTTTTAGTTTTTGCTTGATCTTCAAGTACTAGCTTATGTCCTGCTTCACTTAACTCAAAAAAACCACTAGCTGTTTTTGCTGATGTTTCTTTTAAACTATCACTACGTTTTTTTGCTTCTTGTTCTGCTTCAAATTTGCTTTCATGTGTACTTGTTATCCAACCATCTAATGCTGGATCATCTAAATCAAGAAGACGTTTTAATTCATCTGGACTATAAATTTTACCTCTATGTAAAGTTGGTATATTAATCCACTTACCATTGTATTTAAAAGTAGTTGATAATTCTGAATGTCTTTTACCAGTATCAACATCTTCATATATAGGACGACCAAATTGATTCTCAAGTGGAGTTATTTTTAACTTTTTAGCCATTTTTTATATTCCACTTAGCATTTACTTTACGATGTTTATTCCAAGCTGCAAATCCACCTAATCTTAGTCCGTAATAAGCTAAGTAGTTAATTAACCTGAACCCATTTTGTATTATGTTTACGTCTCTAAATATTATGTCTAGTTGTTTTTGAGTTTTTAAACCAATAGTCTTCTTTTTACCTTTACATAGTAATGTTTGATACTTATAACCGTAATCGTGTATTAAACCTCCAACTAATAGTACACCCATTGGTGATAACCAGGTATGTAAAAACTTAGGAACTGATGCTCCATCAAATACAAATCCTTTTGGTATTACTAGTTCTTGCCCATCAACAATATAATGATAGTCTTTAACTATCTCCCACTTACGTGATACAAATAACCAGACTTTAAGTCCTCCCCAGAACCCTTTACCTTTAGTAGGTATAGGAATAGGTCTCATATGAGGCATGTCTATTGCTTTAAACTTTAGATTAGGTTCTACATGTCTATCTAAAAACTTCCAAAGACCCCCAATAATTATTAATACAATGACTAAACTAAACTGCCAAAACTGTAATGCGTAAGTTGTTAATATTTCCATATCACTTCCCCTTTGCTAATTGTGCACCAAAATAAAACTCTATAATCATACTTGCCCAGGCAAATATTTCGTCATACTTAATTAAGCCATTTATTACTTGATATTCAATTACATCTTGCGTTATATCAAGTCCAAAGAAGCTAAATCCTTTATGAACTATTGGTATTGCTGTTGGTATATTAAACCATACGGGTGCTATCTGTGTGAATATTATTAGTCCTAGTATAGTTAATATAATAATTCGTCTATTCCAAGCAGCCATAGGGCTTTCTTTATCTGCCCAAGCCCTAGTTTGATTAATAGCGTCATTGCGTGCTTGCATTGATTCTATCATCAACTTCTGTTGTTCAGATGCTGCTTGACTCTTTAAAGCTATAAGTTTAGCAACAAAGCCTAACGCTATTGGAGCTATACTTGTTATAAAAGCTATCATATTAGGTTGGCTTTACCCATTTCTCTATTTTCCAAATAATCACGTTAAAAACGTATTTAACTTTGTTTGAAAACGTTTGTTTTATATATTGTCCTTTCTTGTTCTTTGGTTGCATTATATTCTCCTTTATAATAATTTAAATAACAACTCTCCTAAACCAAAATCTGTTGCGATCATTAAACCAAAACCAATCAACAGACCTTTACCCATTGACATAAACTTTAGATGCATGTTTTTAATCTCTCTAACATCTTTATAAAGATCTACTATTTGCTTTTCATGCTTATCTATTTGTACTTGTTGCTTAGCCGTCATCCCGCTATCTCCATT